GTTTTGCCAAGAATGTCATTTGAATTAACTGGCATGGCCTATGATCCATCCAGAAAACAACAGTCACTTTTAAAAAACTTTTCAACAACAACAGCAGGTACAGTTAACGCTCAGTATTCACCTGTTCCTTATGATTTCAACTTTTCTATGTCCATCTATGTTCGAAACACAGAAGATGGCACACAAATCATTGAACAGATTATACCATTTTTTAGACCAGATTTTACGGTAACGGTAGATTTTATTCCAGATATGGACCAAAAGTATGATATGCCAATCATACTAAACTCCGTAAACACGACCACTGATTATGAAGGTGCAATGGCTGATGGCACAACAAGATTGATTATGTGGGATTTAGATTTTACTGTTAAGAGTTATCTATGGCCTGCGGTTGAAAAAGCAAACGGTATTATTGGAACTTACAGTACGACCGCACAAAGATATGGTCAAGCAAATACCAATATATACATAGATACACAAAATCGTGATGCACAAAAAGTTATTGTTGATTATGCAAATGGCAATAATTATTTCACAACAGGCGAAACGATTCGTGTAGACAATAAAAACATCACTGGTTCTGTGGTATATTTTAGTAATTCAAACAATGGCATTTTAATTGTAGGAGAACTTACAGAACTATTACAAGCGAACGATCATATACGAGGTGATTATAGTAACGCTTACTATAAAGTCAATTCTGTTGACCTTTCACCACTTAAAGCGGTTCAGCTTGTAACAAAAGCAAACCCAGAAGATGCAAATTTAGATGATGAATTTGGTTTTTCAGAAACTATAACAGAATGGCCTGATACAATATGAGTAACTTTGATGATAAACTAACAAAAGTTTTAGATATTGAACCTGTCGAATACACATCAAACAATGAAGTAATTGAAGTACAAGACACAATTGAAGATGATGCTGAATACGCTCGACAAAATTTACGCAACCTTATCGATAAAGGTAATGATGCTGCCGATCATATCATATCAGTAGCAAAACAATCAGACCATCCTAGAGCATTTGAGGTTGCAGCAGGTATGCTAAAAAATCTTGCAGACATGAACAAAGATTTGTTAGAAATTCAGAAAAGAAAACAAGACTTACAACCAAAAATTACCCAGCAAAATATAACCGTAGATAAAGCTGTATTCGTAGGTACAGCGGCAGACCTATTGAAACAATTAAAAGAAATTAAATAATATGTCTGAAGGTGGTTATCTTGGTAATGAACGCTTAAAAAGAGTAGGCGTTGAAATATCTTTCACCGAAGAACAAACGAAAGAATTTATTCGTTGTTCTCAGGACCCCGTTTATTTCATAAAAACGTATGTCAGAATTGTACATGTCGATAAAGGACTTGTACCATTTGATATGTGGTCATTTCAAGAAGAAATGGTCAAAGATTTCCATGAGAATCGATTCTCAATATGTAAGATGCCTCGACAGGTTGGTAAAACAACCACCACAGTTGGTTATATGTTGTGGTGTGCGTTGTTTAACCCAGACTACACAATTGGTATTCTTGCAAACAAAGGCCAATTAGCACAAGAAATTTTATCACGGCTTCAAAAGGCATACGAGTATCTTCCTATTTGGTTGCAACAAGGCATCATTGTTTGGAACAAAAGGAACATTGAACTTGAAAACGGTTCAAAGATATATGCGTATGCAACATCTGCCGCAGGTGTCCGAGGTGGTACATACAACCTAATTTTCTTAGACGAATTTGCGTTTGTGCCTCACAACATGGCAGTTGAATTTTTTACATCAACTTATCCTGTTATTTCTTCAGGTCAAACTTCAAAAGTAATTATCGTTTCGACACCTAATGGTTTAAACCTGTTCTACAAAATGTGGACAGATGCCATCGAAAAACGCAGTCTCTATAAGCCAATTGAAGTTCACTGGTCTATGGTTCCAGGTAGAGATCAAAGATGGAAAGAAGAAACGATTCGCAATACATCAGAAGAACAGTTTCGACAAGAGTTTGAAACTGAGTTCATTGGCTCTGCGGCAACTCTCATTTCTGGTTCTAAACTAAGGTCATTGTCTTTCCATGACCCACTTCTCACTGAAGATGATGGTAACATTTTTGTCTACGAACAACCTAAGCAAGGAAGACTATACATAGCAACCGTAGACTGTTCAGAAGGCGTTGGGTTAGATTATCACACCATCAATGTGATTGATGTGACGGAACAACCCTATAAACAAGTTGCTAAATACAGGAACAACAAGTTACCTTTACTATTTTTACCAACAATAATCTACTCTTTATGCACAAGGTATAATGAGGCTTTCGTTTTGATTGAAACAAATAACGTTGGCCAACAAGTAGTAGATATTTTACACTATGATTTGGAGTATGAAAATGTTTATAAAATTGACCATCATCACATCAAAGGTCAGACCATTTCAGGTGGGTTTAAAAGAGCCTCCAATTTTGGTATTAAAACAACTAAGACCGTCAAAAAGATCGGTTGTGCAAACCTAAAAACACTAATCGAATCTGATAAGTTACTCATCAACGATTTCGACACCATAGCAGAGCTAAATACCTTTGTTCGTGTGAGAGATTCTTATGCTGCTGAAGAAGGTAATAACGATGATATTGTTATGGGATTAGTATTGTTTGCATGGTTAACTGCACAGAGTTACTTTAAAGATTCCACCAATATTGACATTCGTAAAGTTCTCCTACAAGAAAATAACTTGTATGCCGAAGAAGATTTGACTCCTGTTGGTATTATTGATGATGGAAGAAAAGAAGAAATCACCGTAGATTCCGGTGATGTTTGGACTGAAAGAGGGTATATATCCTCAACTTTCTAAAAAACTAAATAGACAATAAAACGAAATTGACCCGATAACAAAAGGAGAAATCCATGGCATTTCAGCTCTCACCTGGAGTTAATGTATCAGAGATCGATCTGACTACAATAGTTCCATCAGTCGCCACCTCAATTGGCGCTTTTGCCGGACCTTTTGCATGGGGACCTGCCAATGAAGTTGTTACCATTTCTGATGAAGTTAGACTTGCAGAAAGATTTGGTAAACCTGATAGTACAAATTATGAATACTGGTTCTCAGCTGCAAATTTCTTGGCATATTCCAATAGCCTAAGAGTGGTTCGTGCTGCAAATACGACTTCAACACTCAATGCTACTGCGAATGGAACAGGCGTACTTATTGAAAATGAAGACGACTATACAAATAACCACGAAACAGCTTCAAACTCAGCATACGGAGTTTTCGCTGCAAGATTCCCAGGCGCACTAGGTAATTCTATTCGAATTTCTATTTGCCCATCTTCAAACGCTTTTTCATCTAATGTCACAGCACAAGTATCTGGAGCCACAGCAAATGCTGCAACTGCCGGTGATACCGCAGTTAATTTAAATGCAAACGTATCTTCAGTACTACAAAGTGGTGACTTAGTTTCATTTGACGGAACAAATTACATTCGTGTTGTTTCTGTCAATGATAACGAATATCCTTTGGCCAACATTACTTTGGCTTCTGCTCTTACATCGACAGTTGCTAATAACACTTCAGTTCTTCGTAAATGGCAATATGCAGATAATTTTGGAGTTGCTCCAAGTACTTCTGACTATGTTTCTACAAGAACAGGTTCCAATGACGAACTCCACGTTATTGTAATTGACGAAGACGGTAAATTTACAGGAACAGCCAACACAGTTGTTGAGAGATATGCTTTTGTTTCTAAAGCAAGTGATGCAACATCCGGTGACGGTTCTTCAAACTACTACAAAAATGTAATTAATAACCAGTCACGATATATTTGGTGGATGAAGCACGTTGATGGCGGTTCAAATTGGGGCAATACTGCTTCAGGTACCGCATTTACAGCAGGTGCAACACCAGTTTATGCTTCATTTACCGCAGGTGCAGATGGCACGGTAACTTCTGCCGACATTGTTAATGCTTACAATCAAGTTGCTAACCCAGACTCTATTGATGTTTCATTGATTGTTTCTGGCCCAGCAGACTCTACTGTTGCAGGTCATCTGATTAGTAACATCGTTGAAGTTCGCAAAGACTGTGTAGTGTTTCTTTCACCAGAAAAAGCAGATGTTGTTAACAACTCTGGTAGCGAAGCAACAGCTGTTATTGCTTACAGAGATGGTCTAACAAGTTCTTCTTACGCAGTTATGGATTGCGGATGGAAATACCAGTTCGACAGATACAACAATACATACCGTTGGGTGCCACTCAATGGTGACATTGCCGGTCTCTGTGCTAGAACAGACTTAGAAAGAGATCCTTGGTTCTCACCAGGTGGTTTGAATAGAGGTATCATTAAGAATGTTATTAAACTTGCTTGGAACCCAACAAAGGCAGAAAGAGATGATCTTTATGTTAAGGGTGTCAACCCAGTGGTTACATTCCAAGGCGAAGGAACAATTCTGTTTGGCGACAAAACCATGTTGAGTAAGCCATCTGTTTTTGACCGAATCAATGTTCGTAGATTGTTCATTGTCCTTGAAAAGGCAATCTCTCGTGCTTCACGCTCTTCGTTGTTTGAGTTTAATGACCAATTCACAAGAGCTCAGTTTGTTGCATTAGTAGAACCATACCTCCGTGATGTACAAGGTCGCCGAGGCATTACTGACTTC